CCCTTCGCCCTCAGCAATGATGCTGAAAGCACTGCTTCCCGTGGTTGTCCATCCTGTAGAAGTTGGATTTGTATAGAGGCAACAGCCGCCCGCCGGGATCAAAAAGTTGAGCGGCAGAAGCGTTGGATCGAGCGTTGTCCAGTTGTCTACCGTGACACTGAGGCGGTGGGAGGCTGACTTGTTGCGGATGTAGATGACCTTCACGGCGGACATATTCACGGTGCCGCGATCATCAGACAGAGCTTGCACGATTAGTTCGTCGGCCGTTGTGCCGTCGGCTGTGGCGGATGATGTCCACGTCACTTGCGCCTGGTTGGCACCAGAACCATCAGTTAATGGCAGGGAGTACGTGGCCGATGCCACGCGAAGGCCGCTCGAAAGGTTGCTCGTAGCGGTGTCGTGAAACAGGCAGTCAACGCTGATGCGGCCTTCGATGCTCATCGGTAGCTCCCCCACTTCTGCGACGAAAGCAGCGACTCCACCGCAAACTCCAGCTGCTTGCTGATGCTTCCGACTAGCACCGTGCTGCGGTTCTCGTACCAATACCCCACGAGCATCAGGATGGCGTGGCGTATCGCCGCCGGCACGCTAGACCCCGTCGAACCGTAGCCAGCCCACCAAGTCACCTGCACGGCGTCGTTGTCCTCGAGGCCCGCCGGCCAGGTGCCGCCGTAGACCGTCGTGACTCGCCCCGGCGTCTCAAACCGCTGCACCCGGTACTGTGCCGTGGAGAGCGTGGCCGTGCTGCCAGTTTCGCTCGTGTATGTGATCGTGACTGCCGTGGCCGTACCGCTGCTCACAACCGGCGGGCGGGGCAACTCGATCGGGTACAGGCTATCCGTTGGGAATCGCTCAAGACGCATACGCCATTGCGTATGCACGAGCGTGCGGTCTAGATACGCCTCTACCCACTCACGGGCTGAAGTGATGTAGGTGCCGATCAGGGTATCGTCATCGGAGGTATCCACCCGCAGATGGCTTTTCGCCTCTGCGACCGTGACGGGCTCAACGCTCGGCCCGGCGTTCCTGCTGAGGCTCAGATACTGCGGCACGGCGTCCTCGTCGCTTTGGCGTGGCGTCTGCGGTTTCGGCCGGCGTCTCAATCGCCGCCGTCTCAATCAGGTTGCCCTGGTGGTCTTCGACCGCGACACGCATGGCCAGCAGCTGCTGGGCCAGGCCGCCGGGTACATCGACGGTCTGCCCCTTGCGATACGCTCGCCACGGGCGGGTGAACTTCATCTTCATCTTTCGCCTACGCTCCATGCAGTTTCGGGCCGTTTGCCGGTGGTCGTGAACTCGGTAGTCCACTGAAAAACCGGCGTGCTCAGGTTCTTGCCGGGCCAAGTCACCACGTACTCGCCATGGCCCAGCACGACACGGGGCGAGACGAAGACACGGTTGCCGGATTCTCGCCAGTTCTTCCACCACCAAATATCTGGATCAAGCCGGCCATCGTTCCACGATCCCTCTGGATCTGGCCTGCTCCAGAACCACGGCTTCTGGTTTCTCTTCAGTGCGGCCGTGCGGCGGACTCTCAAGCGTGCCTTTCAACGTCAGCATTGGACGGCCGTCTTCGCGCTTGGTTTGCATCCCAGTCAGCGCGTCGCACTGAAAGGTCATCGCCATGGCGAAGAGCTTTTCGATGTCGTCGCGGGTGAAGAACGTGTCGTAGTCGATGGTGAGCAGATACTCGGCTCGGTCGATGAACTGCTCAAAGACACGGGTGAGGCATTGGCCCCAGAACGCGCCGCTGACCTTGGTGGGCCGGATGCCAAGAGGCATCAGCGCTTGGCTCCATGTGAAGAAATTGTCGTTGAAGCCCAAGCGAGGCAGGCTGAGAACTGCCTCAACTCGCACGTCCACCTGCGTGTGCCCGACCGTGACCAGCATGAGCGGCTCCAAAACGAGAACGGCTGGCAGAGCAATCGCCCTGCCAGCCGTTCAGAATGCTCGTACTGTCAAGCGTCAGCCGGCCGTGTTGAGCCGCACGCCCTTCGTGGTCGCGTCGTAGGGGCCTTCTTCAGCCTTGCTGAGACGGGCCGCCACCACGATCACCGTGTCGGTGTTGGGCGACGCCTTCACCTGCACGTACCGCTTCTTGCCGCGGCAGTCCACCTCGAGGCGGCTGACCGTCATGGCGGTCACGGCCGTCTGCCCAGCATAGATGGCCGGCTTCAGGTCGCCCGTGAACCCGGTCACGTTGGTGTACGTGCCGTTCTCGGTGTCGCAGTCCTGAAGCGTCAGCGTCTGGAACACGGCCGAGGTCGAGGCCGCCGGGCCACCGATCACGTCGATGGAGGCGTGGTCGAAGCCGAGCGTGTCGAGCGTCAGCGTGCAGGTCTGCGACGAGGTGAACACAGACGCCTTGCCGGCCGCCACCGTCTTGGTCATTGCAGCGGGAATCGCCATGGATCAGTTACTCCTAGGAAGGTGGCGTAAATCAGGTGTTGGTCTTGAGAGCGATCACCGGGCCGACCTCGCTGGCCGAGCCCAAAGAATGAAATACGGCCGTCGCCCTAACGACGCCCGTAACAAGGGTTTGATCGTATTCCACCAGCCGTTCCTGGCTGACGCGGAGGGCGTAGCCCTGGCGGACGCCGAGGGCACCCGCCATAGCCAGGTCGCCGAACAAGCACTTGATCTTGCCCGCGTCGGTGCCGAGCGTGCTGTTCATTACGTGAACCAGCACGACCGGGTAGCCGAGGAACGTCAGGCCGAAGCCCTGGGCCACGCCAACCCAGCCACCCTGGGCGAGATCCAGCCGCTGCATCGCGGCGTGATAGCCGGCGGGGCTGATGAACCATCGAGCGCCAGGCAGGGCGTACCTGGGGCACTTGGCCATCACCGACAGGAAATCTTCCTTGTCGAGCGTCTCGAAGGCCGTGTTGCCGCTGGCGGCCGACACCACCGAGGCGGTGTAGGAACCGTCGTTGATCTTCGTCGCGATCCCGCGGATGCCGCCGTAGGTGCTGGTGCCGTCACCGATCCACCCGCAGGTGTCGACGGTGTAGGCCAGGCTCGTGCTGAACTCCTGAGCACAGGCATCTGCCAGCGAGATCACGGCGTCTTCGACCACCTCGCTCGACATCCGGCAGGCCACGGCCAGCTTCTTGGCCGTCAGGCTGACGTTGCCGTAGGTGGGCTCGCTCTCGGTGATGGCAGAGCCCTCACCGATGAAGTAGGCCGAGGTGCCGGTCAGCCGCTTGGGGATCACGAGGGTGTCCCGCGACATCGACACGTTTTCGGCGGCGCCGGGGAACGTGCCATACGTCTCGACGAGACGGATCACGCGAGCCGCGAACTCCTCCGGGACGAGCGCGCCACCGGCCGAGTTGCTGCCCTCGTTGAGAGCGCGGGCCTCGACGCCGTGGTCACGGCACCACCGGAGATCGTCCTGGCTCTTGAAGACGACGCCGCGGATCCACCGGCCGCAGCGGTACGCCTGCTCGACGGCCTCGGGGCCGTCGTTGAACGCACGAAGCGAGGTGTGATGCGGGTAGATCGCCCGCACCTCGGTCTTCTTCGGCTCCTCGACAGAAGCCGCGGCGGGGGCCGGCGCCGGGGCGGCCTTCTCGACCACCGCACGGAGTTCAGCCTCCTTCGCGGCGAGCTTGCCCTCGAACTCGAGGTCGGTCTTGACCGTGTCGGCCTCGTCGGAGAGGCGACGGAGCTCGGCGGTCTGCTCTTCCGACCGCTCGGCCACGGAGGCCAGTTCGTTCATCCGCGCGGCGACGGCCGCGGCACGATCCTGAAGACGCTTGAGGTTGCTCGCCATGATTGGCCTGCTCCTGAATGAGCCGGCCTGGCGGGCAATGGATGCACGACGGCCGGCGGGTGATTGGTCCCGCTAGCGCGCCGCACTTCGCATCCGCGAAGAACTCGCACTGCTCTCGCGACATCCATCGCGAGCGTTGTCTCTACTTGTAGGCTACAGAGTCTTCGGAATGCCGTGCAACGGAGTCGAGAGGATTGCAGCTTTCAGCGCTGCCGCCTTGCCGACGTAGTCGATGCTTCTGTCAGAGTCACTCGCCTTCGGGTGACCGTCCGGCAGGAGGTCGTTGTCGGTGGTGTACTTGCTGTCCTCTGGCTTTCCGTTTCGCAGGAGGTACAGGTAGGCGTTCACCCTAGCCATCGCCCACGCGCCACGACTGACGCCGGGACGATGGCTCGTCGAGTAGGCGCCGGCACCTCGCCGATAGACGGACAGAAGTTGTCCGACGGTCGTCCTCGACCACGACGGCTTGCCGTCGTCCTTCATGGCCTTGTTGTGTTCCTCGACCTTGTTTTCCAGGGCTGTCCGCGTCGACTCCGACACATCGATGTCGCCGCTGGCCGATGACGCCGAGCCTTCGGGGTTCTTGTCGCTGCCCTTGACCTGATCCTTCTCGGGGGCAGGCGTTGACTGCGACTTGTCTCCGATCGCCCGCTCCGACTCGGCCTCGAGTTGCTTCACCTTGCGTGCGGCGAAGTTCTTGGCTGGAGTCCCCCCCCAAAGAAGATGCGCCACAAATCCTGGCGACTCACTGCCCGGCGTATCCCACCCTGGCCGCTGGTCCGCGGCGTGCCTGGCGAACCACGCATTCATCTCGCGGACCCAGTCTGGATTCATCTCCTCGCGGCGTGCCAGGCGGTTCGCGCGGGCAACCGTCTCGGGCTTGAGGCCGTCGCCGCTCTTGCCCTCTTCGTGGAGCCGGAGGCCACGCTTCGCCGCCGCCGCCATGCCGGCCGTCGGCTTCAGGCTCACGGCTCGCTCGTCGTCGTCCTCCATCTCCGGCTCGGCGATGCCCGTCAGATCGGACATCATCTTGCCGACGAAGAGGTCGGTTTCCTCGCCTTCTTCGTAGATTCTCACGAGTGCCGCAGGGTCGTCCTCCTTGGCCTCGAGCGAGTACTCCGATCCGGCCTCGCCCAGCGTGCCTTCGGTCATGACGTGCTCGACACGGCCCATGCCGCCGTCCCACGCCACGAAGTCGCCGACGGCGAAAACCGTCGCGGCGGCGCGCGACTCAGTCTTGGCGGCCTCTTCGACCACGGCCGGAGGCTGCTCGCCACGCGCCATGTTCAGCGCCCGCTTGCTGACGTAGGTTTCGGTCGCCAGGTACGCAGGCGTGTCCACGGGGCCGGCGTCCCCCAGGAAGTCGAACCGCCGGATCTCGCGGACCATCCGGCCACGCTCGTCCTTGTACCAGCGCTCTCCGTCACCCTTGGTGCGGAAGGCGAAGCTCGAGCCGCGGACATCGCCTCTTTCGATCAACTCGACGACGTCGGCGGCAGCCTTGGGCGGCGAGATTTCGTACCGCAGGCCGCGGTTGTCGACCGTGAGTTTCATGGTGCCGCTCGAGGTGCGGCCGATCACGCGGGAGTGGTTGTACTTACCGAACACGTCGGGGTTCGTGCGGAGGACGTCGTCGAAGGCTCCGGGGAGAACCCGCTCCACGAAGCCACCCAAGTCCTGCGACTCGGAGTCGAACACGGCAGCGTACCCGCGGATGACCGTCTTGCCGTTCTCCTCGGTCTTGACCTCAAGACCGGGAGCCTCGCCGATCATGCGGATTTCAAGTTCGCTCTGTCCGTCCATGTTCCCGTCACCTCCTCGTAAGGCTTGCCACTCCGGTGGCAGTCCAGAAGCAGATCCCGTGACTTGTCCATCCACGCCGACACGAACTCATCGACGTCGCGGCCGATCGCCGTGGCGGCGTCCTGCAACTCCGTTCGCATCCGCTGCCCGTGGGCCTCAAACCACGCCGCCAGCTTGGCGGGCTTGTTGCGGCGCTCGAGGATGCCGTCGGCCTCGATGGCGGCGAGTCGCCGTAGCGTCGAAGTGAACAAGAGAACGTCGGCGGAACGCTGTCCCGTGGCCGACGGGTCTGCCGGCACCGGGGCGTCCTGCTGGTCATCAGGGGCGGGGCCGGCGGGCTGCTCGGACATCTTCGTCGGGGCGGCCGTCGGGTTGCCGGGCGTGTAGTTCTCGAGCAACTGCATATTCACCTGGACGAATCGCTTGTCGCCGCCTTCGACAGGGTTGTAGCCCAGTTGCTGCCGCACTTCGTTGGTGCTGAAGACGCCCAGGTTCCACATTTCACGCAGGAACGACGCCCTGGCGTTGAAGTCGCCGACCAGGAGGGCCGAGACATCGAACTGGGCGAAGTACCGCTTGTCGTCGACGACGAGGTCACGCCGGCAGGCGGCCTCGAATCGCCGAAGGTCTGGAACCAGCGTGAACGTGACGAAGTCGATGGCCTGCTGCTCGACCGACGAGTACGACGACTTCGACAAGTCGCCAAGCATATAGGCCGGGACTCGAAAGGCGCGGGCCACCTCCTCGAGCTGGTATCTCCGTGTCTCAACGAGGCGGTTCGAGTCGTTGTTGACCGTGAGTTCTTTGATGTGGCTGCCGTGCGGCAGGACGGCCGTCTTGTAGGCGTTTTCGGGGCCGCGGCCGTGAATCTCGTTCCACTGCTCGCGGAGTCGCTGGAGCGTCTCTGGCTTGAGCGGCTGGTCGTTCTCGATGACCACGCCGGCCCTGGCGTTGTTGCCGAAGAACGCCGAAGAGTGCAGTTCGGTGGCTCGCGCCAGGGCGATCGCGTCCCGCATCAGGATCGTCGGGACGTAGCAGTTGACGCCGTCCGGCGAGAGGCCGCGGTAGGCGAAGACCTCGTCCTGCCGGAAGTACGTCGGCGTCGGCTTGTCGGGCTCCTGGTAGGCGTACCGCAGCCGGCCGTTCTTGAGCCTCTCGGGCTTCATCCTGGAAGGATGGAGCGGGATCAGTTGATCGACGGCGCCGCGCCGGCCCGGCTTGATCTGAGCGTAGCCCACGCCCCAGAGCATCCGCCACGACTGCATGAGTTCCTTGAACTCATGGGCCGTCATCCAGTCGTTCGGCTCGTGGGCCAGAACGTCGTAGAGCGGGTGATCCTCGGCGATGCGCTTGCCATCGCTCGTCCGCTCGTACAAGTGGAGCGGGAGGCTGGCGACGGACTCGCTGACGACTTTGACCGCGGCCAGGATCCCACTGCACTGAAGGCTGGCCTCCGGCGAGATCGCCACGCCCGCTGCCGTCCGGCGCTGCTCGACGATCTCCTCGAACACGCGGGAGATGCCGCTGCGGATTTCGGTGATGTCTTCGACCGTCTCTTCGGTGGCGTCTGCTGCCATTAGTCTAGATCAGTAGGATTTGGGGCTCTTCTTCCGGGCCTCGTGCCTCGGAAGATGCGATCCCGAGGGCCATGACCAGAGCCACCGCGGCGTCGATCCTTGCGGTCGAATGCGACTGGCTTTTCGTGGGTTTCAGGTTGCCTGCGTCATCCTGTTTCACCTGCATATTGCTGACGTGCAGGCAGAGCGGTGGGTTTCCTCCATGCCTCAGTTTCTGGCCCAGCACGGTGGTCTGAAGCAGCTTCGTCGGGGCCGACATACTGGCGTACCCCTGTCCATACGGCT